CGACTACAGCATCCAGTTAAGTAAGTTATTCTATGAACGTTTTATCCAAAATAAGGAAATCACGTTATTTTCCCCTCATGATTGTCCTCACTTGTATGCGAGTTTTGGGACCGATAAGTTTGATGACTTATATTGCCGTTACGAATCAGATGAATCCATCCCAAAAACCACAGTCGGAGCCCAAGAACTTATCCTCGACCTATTAAAGGAGAGAGCAGAGACAGGTCGCATATATTTGATGAACATTGACCATTGTAATAGTCACTCATCATTCAAAGATAAGATTGAGATGAGTAATCTATGTCAGGAGATCACTCTTCCTACATATCCTCTTCAGCATATTGATGATCATACAGGAGAGATTGCTCTTTGTATTCTTAGTGCAGTTAACGTAGGTAAGATCAGATCAGATGAAGAATTAGAAGATCTTTGTGATCTTGCAGTCCGTGCATTAGAGGAGTTGATTGATTATCAAGACTACCCTGTGGTAGCAGCAGAAAGAGCCACAAAGGCACGTAGAAGTCTTGGAGTGGGATTCATTGGTCTTGCACATTATCTTGCTAAACTTGGGTTTAAATATGACTCACAGGAGGCATGGGATGCAGTTCATGGACTTGCTGAATCTTTCCAATATTACCTTTTAAAGTCATCTAATAAACTTGCAGAAGAGAAAGGATGGTGTGAGAATTTTGGACGCACCAAATACTCCGATGGAATCCTTCCTATTGATACATATAAGAAAGACGTAGACGAGATTTGTTCTCAACCACTGCAACATGACTGGGAATCTCTTAGAGCATCTATCCTTAAACACGGTTTACGGCACTCAACATTGTCTGCACAGATGCCATCGGAGAGCAGTTCCGTTGTGTCAAATGCAACCAATGGAATTGAACCACCTAGAGATTACTTGTCCATTAAGAAGTCAAAACAAGGGCCTCTTAAGCAAGTTGTTCCGTCTTATGGAACTTTGAAAAATAATTATACCTTGTTATGGGATATGCCTGATAATACAGGATATATCAACGTAGTTGCAGTGATGCAGAAGTTCTTTGATCAAGGAATCTCTGGTAATTGGTCATACAATCCAGAGCATTTTCCAGATAAGGAGGTTCCTGTATCTGTTATGGCAAATGATTTTCTAACCACTTATAAGTTGGGTTGGAAGACATCTTACTATCAGAATACTCATGACATGAAGGCAGATGATGATGACAAGTTAGATAATTTACTTGAGGATCTAGAAAACGCTAATGAGGAGGAGTGTGAGTCCTGTGCCATCTAATCTAAAAGGAATGACTGTCTTTAATACTGAAGACGTTAATACCAAGAAACAACCTATGTTTTTTGGTAAACCATTAGGAGTTCAGAGATATGATAATTTTAAATATCCTCAGTTTGAAAATCTAACCAAACAACAATTAGGATATTTTTGGAGACCAGAAGAAGTATCATTACAGAAAGATCGTGGAGACTATCAGAAATTACGTCCAGAACAAAAACACATCTATACGAGCAATCTTAAATACCAGATCATGCTCGATAGCGTACAAGGCCGTGCTCCTGGTATGGCTTTCCTACCTTACTGTTCTCTACCTGAGTTAGAAGCATGTATGGAAGTATGGTCATTTATGGAGATGATTCATAGCAGATCATATACATATGTCATTAAGAATGTTTATCCAGATCCAGCAGAAGTATTTGATACTATCATCAAAGATGACCGTATTTTAAGTCGTGCTGCTAGTGTAACTGAATCCTATGATGAATTTATTAATGAAGCACAGATATGGGGTCAGAGTGGTCTGTGGAAAGATATGGATCCCTCATTAAACACATCTCTACCTGTTTTAGAGATGAAAGAATTAAAACGTAAACTTTATCGGGCAGTAGCAAATGTCAATATACTTGAAGGTATACGCTTTTATGTTAGTTTCGCTTGCTCTTTTGCATTTGGGGAACTTAAGCTTATGGAGGGATCAGCCAAAATTATCTCCCTTATTGCAAGAGACGAGAACCAACACCTTGCCCTGACACAGAATATAATAAACAACTGGAGGAAGGGTGATGATCCAGAGATGGTAGATATTATAAAAGAGGAAGAGGAATGGACGTATCAGATGTTTGATAAGTGCGTGAATGAAGAGAAGAAGTGGGCTGATTATTTGTTTAGAGATGGAACCATGATTGGTTTGAATGATAAATTACTTCAGCAGTATGTTGAGTGGATTGCAAATCGTAGACTTAGATCTATTGGTTTGAAAGGTCAGTATGATATCCCTATGAAAAATAATCCATTACCTTGGACAGAGCATTGGATTAGTTCTAAGGGATTACAAGTAGCACCACAAGAAACAGAGGTAGAAAGTTATGTCGTCGGAGGAATCAAACAAGATGTCAAAAAAGATACCTTCTCAGGATTTAAACTCTGATGAAATAGAGTGGGATTTTGAGGAAATGAAGAAATCTATTTTGGATTCTGCTGTTGAGTATGATAAATTAGTAGGTGGATGATGAGAGAGAATCCACCCTTCCCTAAGTATCCTGAATACATGAACGGCAGACTTAAAAAAATAGACATGACTGCAAGACTTGATCAAATGAAAGCTGGTCTTGCAAATAAGACTTGGTATCCTGAATGGGATGCTCGTCAAAGAGGGGCAGCACAACGCATTCTAAATAATGCATTGGATGTCCTTGATGAGTATGACTATTGACTATGAGAATCCCTGGTTATATAAAGGTACAAATTTCACTTCTGACAATATTGATGATTTCTTCGGTTTTGTCTACAGGATTATCAATCTACAAAATGGTAGAGAGTACATCGGAAGAAAATACTTTTGGAAGTTTAGA